GATAAGCTCGGTGCTTTCGCTGCGCAGCAAACTAATAAGCAAGCTGAAAAGGTAATAGCAGACGCGACACTTCAAGGTCAGACGGCAGGCATAGAACAACAACAAGCCGGCGGCGCACTTGAACTGAAAGAAGAAAAGTTTATTGGTGGTGTATCTGCAAAGGCATTCAATACCGCAGCAAGGGAAGGCTATATAAAGTCCCTTGATAACGATGTGATGGAATCGTTTACCAATCTAGCGGCTGAGAACTCACAAGACCTGCAATCATATAACACTGGCGCCGAGGCATTAGCTAAAGGCTTTATGGCTGGTGTGGATCCTGCTTCACGTCCTGCAGTCGAGCTATCCATTGACTCGATGATATCCAGACAGCGCCCTAGAATCCAGGCAGCGCAGGCCCAGGCTATTGTTGACCAGGGCAATCAAGATCAGGCGATTAACACAGCTCAAAGAGGTCGATTAGCAGAGGCGGCAGCTTTTGATGGTGATGCTGAAAGCGCCTTGCTTGACTCTACCGTTGCCATTGATTCGATTAATAACCGATCAGACCTGAGCGATGTACAGAAATCAGAGCAGATTAGAGATGTAAACCTCAAGATAAGAGAGTCATTTAGCGCTGGTGAATTATCGCGCACCTATGATGCTGAAGGCTCACAGGCGGCACTTGATCAATTGACGGAGCTTAGCGGCGACCGTCCCCAGGGATTTACCCCTGATGAATGGGATAGCTTCATATCCAAAGAGCAGACCAAAATTAATCGCAAGGTAGCCCGCGAGAAGCAAGATATAAAGTTTAATGCTGAGGCTGCGCAGCGAGATCTGAGCATTTCCAGGGGCTTAATGCTTACGGCCGATGGTGCTAGGCCAGCTAATCCGGCCGGATCGAGCCAAGACCGTAAAGATATTAACAATTACTATGATTCGGTTTCTGAGCAGTGGCAGCAGTTGCCAGTAGAGCAGCAGATACAGGCTAATGTGGATATAGTTAAAAGTACCGGCCTTGTGCCGAGCACTTTAAGCTCATCCATTAGCGCGGTAATGAGGTCAGGAAATGCTGAGCAAGCCGGGTTGATGGCTGATATTGTTTCCAGAATACAAGAGCAAACACCAGCTAGCATCAACGATCTAACCGCAGAATCCAGAGCAATGTCGCTACAGATAAGTGATGCTTTACGCGCCGGCATGGATATTGAGACAGCCACAGCAGCCGCACATAAGGCGACGTTTGGCATAACTCAAAGCGAGAAAGACGTTATAGCCATAAGCACTCAAGAGGTCTCTAAGAATCTGCCGAGCTCATTACAGACATTTGCTGACTCTGATTTAGATGAGGGTGGCTTTGACCGGGGCATTTTTTACAATGTGCCTGATGTTCCTCCAATGATGGCCGCTGATTATCGTGGTTCATTTGGCCGCTTTATGGATATGACCGGCGGCAATGCTAAGCAAGCACAGAAACTTGCTTATGATTCGATCAAGTCGGTATGGGGAGTTACTGAAACGGGCGGGCCTAGACGCTTCTCAAAGTATGCGCCAGAAACTATCTACGCGGTGCCTAACTCTAATAACAATTGGATTGAAGAGCAGTTCAACGGCGAGATGGTAGCCGCCGGTGCCGAGGGTGCAATTATCGCATTCGATAAAGACACTGCCCGCGCCGACCAACCCTCTTACCCGGTGTTTGTTAATAATCAAGATACCGGCCTGCTTGAGCCTATGCTCGATGATAATAATGAGAATGTTCGCTGGAAGCCTGAGTATAAATTAACCGATGAGTATCAAGACTTAACGGATGAGCCGGGCAAGGCGATTGAATCAGCCAAAGAGCAGCGGGCTAGAAATCTAACAAGGCGGGCCAACGTAATTAATAACGGATTACGGGCCAGGATATTGAATGCCGGCTTTGATGTTATCCCGGCTAATGAGCGTAATGATTTCCTTAAGAGTGATGAGGGCAAGGCCAGAGCTGACCGCATGATTGATAGCATGTTAAGCGCTGGGAAGATTGATTCATTGGAAGCTTCAGAGGCGCGCAAAGCGTTCGGTGTTTAATGCCATTACTGACTGAAACACAAACTGGCCCTATTCGACACTTGCCAGAAACCGACTTAGCCCCAAAGCTAGACCCTAGTATTGGTGAAGTTACTGCGGCTGCGTTTCGCCAAGAAAACTCTTTAGTCTCACTGGCCACTAATGAAACCTCGTTTCAGGATTACCAGAGCGAGCCAGGGTACGACCCTTTCGATGGTGGTGATATCCAAGGCTATGAGATGTTCGCCGAGAACTTCATTGAATCTAAATCAACCGAGCACTCAGCCGCTATTAAGCAGCAGATAGACAAAGAGCTTGAGGATAAGCAAACCCTAGCCGCTGGTGGAATACCGGGCTTTGTGGCAATGGTAGCCGCTGGAGCTACTGACCCGCTGTTTTGGGTGATACCAGGGGCCGCACCAATCAAGGGCGCCAAAACTGTTGGTGGTGCTGCGCTAAGAGTTGCCGCTATTGGTGGAGTTTCTGAAATACCCGTTGAAGCTGCCAAGCAATTCACCCAAGAAGCCCGCACCACTGAAGACGCTTTGATGGCTGTCGGTGGCGCTGCTGTATTGTCTGGCATCTTAGGCGGTGCTATGAAAGGCCTAAGTAAGCAGGAAATTAAGAGTATATCGAAGAAGTTAGACGAAGTTATGGGGCCTGCCGATACTCCAATCGTAGCTGGCAATACTAAATCAATGGGCGCTGCCGAAACCGTATCGCTAACTAAAGAAGAATTAGAACCCGTTGCAATACTGGGAACAAAGAAATTAACCTCAAAACTCCCTGAAGCAATTAGGGGTAAGGTTGAGGCCGTCACACAAGCCGGCATGAATGTTAGCCCTCAACTAAGAACGGAGAATTCGCCCTCTGTTAGAGCCAGGCAATTAACAAATGAAATGATGGAATCTGCCACAGTTAAGCAGGCCAACGTAAACGGAAAGGCTACGGCCCCAGAAGGCGGAACTGCCGAGACCCGCATTAAGCTATGGGATGCAAAGCTATTTGTAGCGCTAAGAGATGCCGATGACCTTTACACTAAGTACCGCCAAGGAATGGGGGCGACTTCTAGAATCATTAATGATTATGTAATGCGTAATCGTGCGGGGAAACTTACTAAGTCAGAGTTCAATATCCTGGCTGGAAAGACTGCTCGACGCGGTGATAAGTCAGATATACCAGAAGTGCAGGCATTGGCCGAGTCTTACCGTAAAAACGTATTCGACCCAATGAAAGACGAGGCCATAAGCCTAGGTCTATTGCATAAAGACATCGATGTGAAGACCGCGACTTCCTATCTAACCAGGGTCTATAACACTCAGAAGATTGCCGCCAGACGTCCAGAGTGGAATGCTATTGTTGAGAGCTGGCTAACCAGTGGCAAGAAGACTGCCGCATTAGCCGACAAGCCTACCGCTCAGCAGAAGCTAGAGGCAGCCATGACCGAGACCGAGATTAAGGCTATAGCTGAAGACTTAACAAATAATATCATGGGCATATCGGCTGGCAGAGTACCTTATCAAGTGGTTTCTAACGTGCGCGGCCCATTGAAGGAAAGAACCTTTAATATCCCTGACAGGCTGATTGAGGACTTTCTAGAGTCTGATATTGATATCATCGGCAGGCAGTACATTCGCACCATGGCGCCAGATATAGAGCTTAGCCGGTTATACGGTGATGCTAATATGGAGCAGCAGATAACCGAGATAGCCGACAGCTATAAAGAATTGATTGACGCAGCCAAGACTGAGAAAGAGCGCACCCAGCTGACAAACCGCCTTAAGGATGATCAGAGAGATATTAAGGCCATGCGTGATAGATTGCGCGGTACTTATCGTACACCAGAAAACCCCAATGAATTCTTTATAAGAGCTGGCCGCACATTAAGAGATGTTAATTTCATGCGTATGCTGGGCGGCATGACGCTATCAGCTATTCCTGATATGGCGCGACCTATTTCTGTCAATGGGTTGATGCCGGTTGCTAAAGGACTGATGAACCTAGCCACTAATCCTAAGCGCTTCGGGATGTCGGTTAAAGAGGCAAGAAAGGCCGCTGTCGGTTTGGATATGGTGATGAATAGCCGCGTTGCTTCATTGGCTGAGATAACCGATATCTACAACAAGGGTAGTAAGTTTGAGCGCGGCTTAAGGTCTGCATCAGATACCTTTAGTAAAATGACCTTGATGAGCCAATGGAACACAGCGCTTAAAAGCTTTTCCGGAGTAGTTACTCAAGACCGAATACTATTAGCGGCGGTGGATGTTGCAGCCGGTAAAGCATCTAAGTCCACAATCAAAAGACTAGCGGCTTCGGGTATCGGCAAAGAGCAGGCCGAGGCTATAGCGGCACAGTTTAAAAAGTTCGGCGATGAAGGTTCTTTAGCTTTGTCTAACGGTCATTTGTGGGAAAACAAAACAGCACTAGAAACCTTCAGAGCCGCGGTACTTAAAGACGTTGACCGTACCATTGTCACCCCAGGGCAAGGTGAGAAACCTTTATGGACTAGCGGCGAAACTGGTAAAATGGTCTTCCAGTTTAAGACCTTTGCCGCAGCAGCCCACCACAAGATTTTAATCTCTGATTTGCAGTACAGGGATGCAGCAGCGTTAAACGGCTTCTTAATGTCGGTAGCCTTTGGTACAGCTGCTTATGGTGCCAAACAATTAGTAGCTGGCAGAGAGATTAGCACCGACCCCAAAAAGCTTATTGTCGAATCACTGGATAGATCGGGTGCCTTTGGTTATATGTGGGACGTTAACAATATGATGGAGAAGTTCTCTCGTGGCGAAGTTGGGGTTAGCAAGCTAATCGGTGCGCCCCCTATGTCTCGGTATGCTGCGCGCAATATTTCGGGCGCGATTCTTGGGCCGTCAATTGGAACCGCAGAGGATATTTTTGCCATTGGCGGCGCAGCCTTTAGCGGTGAGTTTACAGATGCAGAACGCAGAAAAGCTATTCAAATGATTCCGGGGCAGAACTTGTTTTATATGCGCGGGCTACTAGAAGTTTTAGAGGATTAAACGATGACCATAACAACTAACGATGTCAGAGATGAATACACAGCTTCAGCAGCTCAGACCGTATTTAACTATACGTTCAAGATATTTGCTGATGGTCAGCTGAATGTTTATATAACGCCTTCCGGTCAAGAGGCTAACGATAGTACGGATATAACAACGGCCTACACTATCGACCCATCTAGTATTGGCGATGAGGACGGGGGCTTTATTACGCTAGATTCAGGTACAAGCAACGGGGATTTAGTAACCATCGTTTCTAATATTCCAGAAGCCCGGACCACCGACTATCAGAATAGCGGTGACTTCCTACCCGATACCGTTAACGCTGATTTTGATACTGTCGTTTCGCTGGTTAAGCAGGTAGAGGATAAGGCCGCTAGAACCCTCGCCTTCCAAGAGTCAGAGCAGGGAGCGTCTTCGCTAACCCTTCCGGCGCCATCCGCAACTCAGTTTATGCGCTGGAGGGCTGATGAGCTAGGGCTTGAGAATGTAGATTTGGCCGTATCTGGCACCCCAACAAATGCCAATATTATTACTTATTCTGCTGGTAATAATTTCGTTGGCGGCGGGGATCGAACCCAAGAGAATAAAAACGAGGATCGCGTGAGCCTTCTGGACTACACAGGTTCAGACAAATCAGGAACAACAGATAACGATACCGCCCTATCTTCAGCCCTTACAAACGGCAAGCTATTAGGTGGAGAGATTCATTTGCCGGTTGGTACGTATAACAATACAGGCATAAATATAAGCGACACCGACCAGGGATCTAATAATAACCCGGTGAATTTTACCGGAGAGGGCAAGGCAGCGACGATACTGGCCTTTACCGAGTCTAGCGGCACAGCTTTTAGAGTAAGGCCGGATAATTGCAAAATTTCTATGCTCACAATTGATGGCCCAGCGACAGGAACGGCAGACGGCCTACTATTAAAAGATACTTCTAGTTCTGGACCTAAGCATACAACAATAACGGATGTTCAAATAAAGGACTTTACTGGCGGGGTCGGCGTAATTAATGACGGTTTCGCTAATGCCGCTTATGGTTTGTTCTTATCTAACAATGATATAGGCTGGCTAGATGACGGTAGTGGGGGGCATACTTTAATCGCCCACGCATTTATAACAAATAACCTCACTTACGGAATGCAGGTCGATGGCTCACTAAGGCATATGCAGCTTGACAGCGTTAATGTGGAATCAAACCCTATAGGTATATTTTCTGGCGGATCAAGCGCCGGCGTTGGTAGTCTTTTGATGAACTCCTGCCACATGGAGGGTAACGACGACCGCGACATTAGAATAGGAAACGGTACGCATGACTTAATTATTAATGGCGGCAGGTATGATGGTTTAAATTCTACTTCTCTCGCATCAATATTGCACGTTGGAGATTCTGACCCGGACAAGAATTTTAGAATTTACCTGAACGGCCCTGAGTTTGTCGATAATGGGCAAGGGGTCAATACTGAGATATTCGATCTTGGCCCAGGTGTTGAATTGATCATTCCCTCCTTAGATGCAATGATTGAGGGTATGACCCGCGACTCTATCACCCTTGATGATGACGCTTATGTAAATACAACGGGAACAATAGGGAGGCAACAGGAAATATTTGGTAGCAACAGACTAAACACTTCGGCAGCTTCTGGCTCGTTTACTGTTGGCGAGACTGTTACGGGCGGGACTAGTGGCGAGACAGGCATCGTTCAGGACGACACCGGATCAATTTTAAAGTTAAAGCACGTATCTGATTTCTTTACTACTGGTGAGACATTAACCGGCGCGACTAGCGGCGTAACTGCCACCTTCGATGATTTCAACCAGATCCAACCTGATTTAGAAGTAGGCTCTGATTTGATCGTGGAATTGGCTGTTGTTGCTGATTACTCAGCTGCGCAGGCAACTTTCTCATCTCCAGCCCATGTACTAAAATCCAAGATGGTTACTATGAGGATTAAACAGGATGCAGTGGGGCAGACGCCTACTTTTGGTACAGGCTTTAATGGAAATCCAGATATCGACACAACAGCCAGTTCATTTACTGGAGTTACGTGGATAGGGCTTACTAATGATGGGCTATTACGCGGCATAGGATCAATGCACGAATCATAGGCAAGCGCCGGCCATTTGTAGAGATAATAAAAATGAGTTCATTACTAGCATCATGGAAAGTAGCAGTGGCTGTTGTGGCAGGCATAAGCTCGTTTGCTGTTGTGCCTACTGCTTTTGAGTATCACAGGGATTGGTCTAATGAGCCCACAATGGAGGCCGTTAAGGATTTAGGCCATCTAGTAATGAACATGAAGGTTCTTGATATACGGAAGGATGAGCTGGTGGGGGATTACTACGATATTGAGGATAATATTAAGTATCTTGAACGCCTGCTAGCTGATCCACAAATTCCAGAAGCCAATAAAACAGAGAGTAAACGTCAGTTAGAGATTGAAAGAAAAAGGTTGTATCAAATCCGCCAGCGGTTAGATCATAATAAAGAATCCGACCAACAAATAATAAGACAGCTAGAAACAGGCTTCGCGTAATAATCTTCACAGAATAATAAACTCCTAATAACAATAATGACCTGGGGCTAATGTAAAACTTAGTTCCTTTTTTACTATTGCACGGCCTACATCTTAGCTTCAGATTGATCAGCCATAGCCTAAACATCGCGTACTTATCAACACAGAGCACGTGGTCGCTAGTCATGTCGTCGCCCTTGTAAGAGCAGTCGGTACACTTCCAGCGGCCACGCGCCCTCTCTATAGCCTTGTGAAGCTTACTAAGGGCTACCCACTCCTTGCTTTGGTGAAAGTCTGACATTAATCACTGGGCTTATTGAGCGGGTTCTTTATCTCATAGTCACCGTTACGATGAATCTTAACCAGATCACGATGGCTTCTATCGCATACCAGAAGCAGCAGCTTATCCAACTGGTGATATACGGTAAACAGCTTCATTATTCTTGTGTATAAAAACCCGCAGAAAAACACCACAACAGATCCCATACCTATAATTATGTAATCCATATCCGACGCGCCAAGGCTCGCCATTATCTCAGTTAGCATTATTCACCCCTTTAATATTTGCTGATTTCATAACCCACCCATATTAAACCAACTATTAAGCAAGCCAGTGTTATTAGACCTAGCGGATCATTGCCCATGAGGCTTGCATCCAGCTAGCATATTGCCGGCAACTGGCGCTAAAATAATATTCAAAGCAAGCCACGATAATAAGAATGTAATCATCTAATCCACCATTTAATTATTGTTAGTCTAGTTTCAATGTAGGCACACAATAGCTTAGCTGGGTGCGCTCGCTGTTGTCTCATGTGATCGAGATACAGATTAGCAGCTCTCATAACTTGCCTGAAATCGTAGCAATCACCCAGCGCCTTTAGATAAATTGCATAGGGGAATGAGCCTATAAACATCTCACCACGCCTAAGTAGATAGATAGTTTTGTTTTTATCCTCGCGCTTCATATTCATATTTCTAAGAATATATTTATTGCGCGAAAACAAACCACTGCCCTTTATAACATCGCAACAATCCAGCGTTGTGTCTGACATTGGCCTAACGATACCTCTTGGTTCTGTTGGCATTTTATTATCCTTTTTGTTTGCTATGCGCCCACTATCGTTTTGTTATATTTCTTGCCAACTATTTTCTCCAGACTTTCTGAAAATAACGTATAAAATCCTTGATGGCTGATACATGCACTTGTAGCCGTTCTCAGCGCAAAAAAGCGGTATTGTGTACCGGTAGTTATTGCCAAAAATAGAAGTATCGTAGACTTCTATTGGGTCTAAACTGCTATCAATAATAGCTTTAAACTCCATCAACTCTTTAGTCATTTCAAACATTTTATTCTCCCGTAAACATCATCTTAGCCAATCGATCAGCCCGCTCACCAACTTGATCAGCCCAGCGAGAATTAAGCATTTCAGTAGCAGCTTGCTCAAAGTCTTTTTTCTCAATAGCTGCAATCATTTTCTTGAACTTCATCATGCCAGCAAAGCCAAGATTAAAAGCCATATTGATCATTGCCCGCTTACGCGTACCGTCAAGAAAGCGCCACCAAGGCAATACTTCAAGCCTGGAAATAACCCCACCAACATCATCAAGCAGGATCAATTCAGCAGCCCTATCAGAGATAGGATTATCTTCTACGTTATGCCCGTGGCCTATTGTCAGCTTTCCAGCTGAACAGGTATAAACACAATCGCGGTAGCCTTCATCACGCTTTAATTCTTCTAGTAACTTCTCAACGTCAATACTCATTTCTTCTTCTCCATTTCTAAGTAGACTTTATGTCTGTAAAAATCATATTTCTTTGGCCCTTCCAGTCGAATCTTTAGCTTTCCAGAAACACCCTGGCTAATATCAATCGTTATTTCTTCGCCCGTAATCGTGTTGATAATATGCAGCGGGCCATCCCCTTCCTTAACCCCGCGTGGAGTTATAATGTCCGGCCTTAAGTCGAGATTTAATCCCATTAAACAATCTCCAGTCTATACCTAGCAACGCCCTCATGACCTCGCACATTAATTAAATCCGTAGCTATGTTCAGCCAGGGATTACGAGCTTTTATTTTTGATATAACGCTTGGCCCTTGCATGATTTTATAATCACGCCTCATTTGTCCATTTGTTATAGTCAGTCCTGATTGCAGATGCTCTAATACTTTATCAACTTGGCTTTTATTTTTCATGTCGTGCTCCTTTGTGTTTTATTATTAACTCTTTGATGAGCGAGACCCTTTGGGCGTCGCTATCGTTTTGTTAGCTGCTTGGTTCATCGTATTCCCACCTAAGCCACTCTTCAATATAATCAGCTTTATATCTACGAATCGCCTCAACATAAACCCACGAAACGGTCCTCCATCCAAATAAGCCTCTCTTTTGCAGGCAAAAACAAGGTGACCATAAGGCGGCCAAGTGTAGCCACTTTCGCTTTATCCTCAGACCATCTTTTAAATAATTAATGCCGTAACAGTCGGCAGCTAACAAATCGTTCAATTCTGACATCTCTACGCTCCGCTTCGTTCTGCAAATTAACTTGTGGTTAAGGCTCTTTTTTCTTCCTCAAAGCATTGGCTAGAACCAAGCTCAGCGATACAGCCAGCGCCCCCCAATGCTCTTGAGTCACGCACTCTATGGACTGCAGGCCAACATCTCCACACGCAAGCATATCCATTGCAATTAATGTTAACGCGCTCGCATAACCTACTTGCGATACCTCAGTTACACCCGATGATTTAAGCGCTGTTTTAACTACAGCATCCTTAATCGAGTTACCTTTTTTAGCCTCGATTGCTTTAGTGAACAATGGGATTAGTGGTGTTATTGCTGCTATAAAGTGAATCATATTTTTACCCCTGCCTCATGTTTAGTTAAATAAGCCTGGTCTTCAGCAATCAATCTAGTTAGCTTCATTACCGGCGCAAAGTCTTTTACCTCGTGCTGCTCAATATCCTCAATCAATAATTCCCTAAGCGCTTTACGTTTTGCTATTTTAAGCCTTAGTCGAATCTTAACCGGATCGATATCTAATTTAAGAATTGTCATTAGTGCGAGTACTCAAAGAGGGTTACTTGGAACAATTGCTTTTTCTTCTGGTCTTTAGCTTTCTGCTTCATCGCAGTAACGATAACCTCAAGCTCTTTGTAAGCAACTTTAACGCTGCAAAATATCACTAAGACGCCATCAAGAAACTTTCCGTAAACATGGTTAGTAAGCTTGTTGCGCTTAAAAATCTTGTCCATTTCTTTTTGATCGAGACTGCCCTTAACATCAGACAGCTTATAACTTGTTGTATCTATTCCAGCTAATTTAACTAGCATCTTCTATCTCCTTTGTTATCATTTCAGTAGATAAAGCTATTTTGTAGTGCCCTTTGTACTCAGCTAACAACTTTTTCTGTGATTCCTTTATGACCGCTTTGGGGCCAGTTTTAATCTCGAACCAATATGTTCTACCGTTATGGCCAACTAATATATCGTCGTGATCCAGCTCCACCGAATAGCCTAGCGCTCTAAGCTCTTTAACTATCTGCGGCTGGTTCGCGTCAACTTTTTTGTGCCTGACATACTTGCTCATATCTTTATAAGCCCCTTATCTATCATTATTTCCCATGTGCGGAACAAGGCCCGCTGCATAATAGTTATTTTGTCTAAATCATT